ATCTTGTTGACGAGATGGTTCATCGCTCCTGCAGGAACATCATCGACATCTATCTTCCGGACACTGTCACCAAGCTCACCTGTAGCTACCTCGACTATCTCGTTATCCCAATCTGCGAATTCATCCACATTGATATTGGCATTCTTCTTCGCCCAATATCTCGGACGAGCCTTCATCATAGCATTCTTGATGATCGCTTGGTCTAACTTGTCGATATCCTTCTGTGGATTCTTCATGATGTCAAGATATCCGAATCCCCAAGGAGAATCCTTGACAGGGAACAACCTGCTGATAACGAACGGATACTGACCATGCTCATAGTATCCATTCTCATAGCCTGGCTCATTCTCGCTGCAGAATGCGAGCTGATCGTTCACGATGATCGCAAGATGCAGGATAGTCTTCGGAATCGTGTGGATGACTACCTCAGTATCGTTGCCTTCCTCATCACGGCCCTTCATCTTGACAGGCAGCATGACTGTCTTCTTGTAGTACATGTTGATGACTTCGACTACGTTCGTATAATCGATGTTGTCATCGTGCAGATACCTCGTCACAATGCCTGTATCCTGCGGTCCTATCTTGTCGGCTATCTTAGGGAAACGAGCCTTGACTGAATCGATATTCTCAAGACTGACATAGAACACCTTGTCCGAGTCCTGCAGGTCACTTATGCCAGGTTTCCATGCGAGATTATGCACATCGACATTCGTGATGCTGATGTCTCCCATGCCATCTCGCTTCATGCTGTCCCAAAAGACTCCGGTGATAGCACCGCCATCGATCACAAAATCCCACCCCTTCTGTCTGTACACAGCTTCGTAGTCATTCTGTTCAAGCACTACAGGCACGATACTCGTCAGCACCTTTGCCTCGGCTTCATCGTCAGCTTCCCTTGGCAGGATGTTAGGCTTCGGAAATGAGTCCATGATGTCGGCATGTCTGTTCAGCAGGGAGTTGATCGCCCACGCAGAACCGAAATTGACATTCGCTCGCTTGCTTACATTCTTCTCAGTGAGGACTGCCCAATGTCTCAGTCTCCACCACTCCTGATTCTCTGTGGCCTTGTTGTCTATGCTTGCTTTGCCTGCAGCATATTCTTTGAGGTCATCAAGAGCCTGCTCGATCTCTTCCTCTCCAAACGCATCACGCCTCACATTGTAGGGCATCTCGTTTCGCTTCTTCTTCTCTTCGGTTTTCTTTTCGTCCATAGTCACTCTCCTTTTATCCATACAGCATCACTGTATCAAACGGATCTATAACACCATCATCAGCACCCATCAGATTCAGAGGATCGTCAGGAGGCGGAGTCCACTCTCTGTCAATGTCTATCTTCGGCCTTGGTGCTATCGGTCTTGCCATGTTCACATATCTCCATTCATCGTAGATGTGGTCTTCCATCTTGGTATCCACATCCTCGACATTGGTCTCCGAATACAACAGAGCAGGGATAGTCCGTATAAAGTTTCTGCAAGTGTTGAATACATAGAACATCGGATATCCGTCCTCATCAAACGCAAGCCTGTAATGGCACTGCATCTTGCCAGGCCATCTCTGATGGTCACCCTTGTCGAAATACACACCGCATTCCTCAAGCTGTTCTGCTATGGATGGTCCGCCATCTGATGCCCATATCGCAGGATCTGCTACGCCATACACATGCTTGCCCCTAATCCTATCGTCCTCTTCTTCTATCTCACGAATCTTCCGACCAAGCTCGCCAACAGTCCATTCGACTCCTACGTTAGCTTCGCCTGTGCAGCCGTATAACTCTCTGAATCGATACATCCTGCCTACACCTGAAACAGCCGTCCATGCGCAGGAAAAAGGTTTGCTGTACCCCCAATCCAAAGATCGATAGATAGTCCATTCTTCCGGTATAGGGAACGGATTGCAGACATGCGTCCACTTCCTATCGTCATAGTGCTCAGGATCATCTCTGAATTCTCCGAACACCTGGCCTTCGAACACATCCCATCTGCCGTATCTCCACGCCTCTCTCAGCTTCTTAGGCAAAGCCTCAAGCTGTGCGAGATACTCAGGCTGTGCTTTCATCAGCGCAGTATTGTCATCCACAAGAGCCTGAATGAATGTGTAGTCTTCAGGATTCTCATGAGGCAGAAACTGTCTGTCGATGAATACTCTCTTGATGTACCCATGTCCTTGTCCGCCTGGATTGCATGTGTAGTACACTCTCTTCGGAAAATTATTAACACCACGCACTGTGGCTGTGATAGCTTTCATCTGCCACTCTGACAGTTGCGCTGCCTCGTCAAGAAAGATGACATCATATTCCAAGCCCTGCACTCGATCCAAATCGCCATCTCTTGCGCAATACATGAATTCAATCGTACTTCCATTCACGAAGGTAAGGATCTTGCTTGTACTGTTGTATGTCGCAATATCCTTGCACATACTCTTCATGACTCGGATATGGTTACCTTCAAGTTCCTTGTAGGTCCTACGAACGATGAGGATCTTGATGCCTGCATAATGGCAAGCGAGCAGGATAGCCTTGGCTCTTACTGCCCATGACTTACCACCGCCTCTTGCTCAGGCTCCACCATAGGCTGTGTGCTTTACCTTGCTATTCAGAAACAGCTTCTGTTTCTCATTCGGTCTTGGCAGCCTTAGTGTGGACATCGACATCACCCCCTTCCTTATAGGCGAAAGTATAGCCTTTGGCTTGTCTTCGCTTACCTTTAAGAACATCCGTGATGTGCCTCGTCTTGAGCATCCGCTCTGCGTCTGCAATGGATTCAAAGGTCAGCTCCGCTCCGGTCACAATGTCTGTAGCTACAATGGGCGTTTTCCTTGCTTCGTTTGTACGCCTTGATGCGGAGTAAACATTCTCCCACAACCCACTACTCATAGCATGATGCGCATTCTCTTTGTTGGTAACCCATTCAAGATTGATCGCTGCATTGTTCTTCTTGTTGCCATCAATGTGATTTACTTGTGGCTTATTGTCAGGATTTGGCACAAATGCTTCAGCTACCAATCTATGCAGTTTGAATGCATACTTCTTCCTGTTGATGGTCACTCTCAATCTCTCATACCCTTTGCTGTCGGTATTTGTTTTGAGAATCCGTCCATCACGCAGATTTGATTTCACCCTGCCAAGATCGCTGACTTCAAGCGCACCTGATGTACCTTCTATTACTTTCCAATGTTCCATGATGTTCTCCTTCCCAAGTGTGAACAATTACTCTGCCCATCCTTCCTCAAAGCCTTCTATGCGAATTGCGTTATCACTTGTTGGCTTGAAGAATTCTGCCTTCTGTTTCTCAAATTCAAATCTCTCTTTTTCAAGCTGCATCTTCTCGACATCAAGCTGATGCTTCTGCAAGTTCTCAAGTCTCTGCAGGCCTATGATAGATCTCTTCATGTCCTCTACTACCTTGAGAACAGATACAGCATCTCTCATTGCTTTGACATCTACCTTCGAAAAGATCTGTTCTGTTGTTTCTCCGGTCATCATGTTTGTTGTGAGATGTCTGTTGAATTGCTCAGGATCATCCTTCAGAACAGTGAATAATCTGTCGGATAAGTTCTGCACAGACTCAAGTTCCTGCTCCAAGGAATCCAACTTCTTTTGATGCAGTTTCTCTGCAAGTTTGTTGCAGTAATCTTCCTGGTGTTGTTTCTTGGTGGCGAACCAATTTTCAGCCTTTGAATGTTCTGCTATTGTCCGGAGAGGAACACCATACTTCTCAGACAGCTTTTTAAGACTCATGCCAGGATCAGTGACATAATCTGCCTTCATCTTCTCCCAACTCTTGTTTCGCCTACCACCTTTCGGTTTCTTAGGCATAATAAAGTCTCCTTTCGATACCCACACGATACAGAATTCCTGCTGATTTTTCGCCCCATAGAGAAAAGGCGATGCAAAGCACCGCCTAATCTCACTCTACTGTTATATCCAAGCTGCGCATGTAATCCCGGAGTCAAACCATCCTTTCTGTCAGTCACGCACAGCATTGGCAATGTTAAAGCTCACCATCTCTTGTCACGATGAGCAGTGCGAGGATCAGCACCAGGAGCCATAGCAAATCATTTGTCAGCATGTCTCACCATCCACTGCAGCATATGCCATATGACAACAGACATAGCGTAAACATATCTGTGTCCAGGAATATTAGCTGTCTGCTCCATAACATCCTCGATCTCATTAATATCTCTAATAAGTATTTCTGTTCTCATGATCCTCACTTCCATGAACAATCCGTCTGCTTGACTTCCATTTTGAGATTTTTCATCCCTTCAACAAATTCTTCTGCGGACAAATCCGTCTGCGATTTGTTAAGGACATTTGTGTCCTTGTCATCCGTCTGCGGAGTATCGGCTTTAGATTGTGCCAAGCCTTTCTTTACCCCAATGCGAAAGCCTTTCTCGAACGCTTCACGGATTGAGGTGTTAACATTACATTCAGATTTGAAATAGTTGTTTATCACAATCTTCATTTTTTCTTCGCTTATGCCCATCTACTCGCTCCTTTCC